GTGACAGGATCGATACGTGCATTCCAGAGTAAGGTTTCTGGTGCTGTTCCCATAGCCCAATCGAAGGTAGTTAAGTAGGACTCACGTTTTGCTATCTCTTTGATGGCTAGACTATCAGTATTGCCAAGTCCAGAGATTCGTGGATCGATACACAACTCTTGCTTGTCATCAACAGTCATCTTCTGTGCGTTGTCTGGCACATTAGTTACTGCTAATGACGATGCGGGTGTGGGTCTATAGGGTTCGGGTGCTTTCGTTATCGCAGGTCTACAATAGCCGAACATCTTGGCTATTTCTGCAGTAGATTCTGCGGCAATAGCAGTGGCTGTAGCAAACGGTGTGAGTGGCGGATATAATGCTGCCACACAGGCCATTTCAGCCAGTGCTGTTGCTGGACCGGAGATTGTTCCTGCATGGTTTGCCTCATCAACCTCGGAAGCCTTACCACTCTGAGGAATCAGAGTACCAGGTTCTCGAGATGTGAGCACACTCATGGTGACATCTTCGATCCAGGCGAAAACGGAGATTGTGACTTTGTCTGAAGCACCATTTGCGTGCTTTAGGTCATTGATCGACCTAACAGTCAAGTCACCCATCAACTGCCAATCACTCTCAGGAATAGACATGCTGTTCTCATGATAGAAGAAAGGTAGTTTGAGTTCTCCACCCGTGGACGTCGTTGGATTTAAGTATATATGCGGCTGTTGTGAAGCCTGCACAATATCCTGACTCACCAATGCAGCATTGGATGACAAAGTGTCAAACAATGGAAATGGTAAGTACGACGCGATGGCTGTCCCATATTTAAACCCGTTACCGTTTATCACAATTTTTACGCGTAGCGAAGATCGCAATAAGTTATAATTAATGATTCGGTTAATTACACGGGAATTCTGCATATAGAGAGCCCAAGGATTAATGTTAAAGAACAGCGTAGTGCCTGTTCCCCATTCCTCCTCGTGAATTTTGAGGGGTCTCGAGAAGAAGTTGTCTAACGTAGCATCGCCTAAGTCAGACACACATCTTGTCGGGTCCTCTGCCCCTTCCATGTCATAAAGATATGGATCGGACTGGTCGGAGAATTTTACGTTCTCCTCGACGTTGTCGCTCACGTTCATGAGCCGAACATCGTCGGTTGACCCAGATTGTCGCTTCACACTAGGGTGAAACGTGACATGGTTATGGGCGTACATGTCAAGTTCCGGGGTCTCCACCCCTACCGAATTATCTACATCAACGCTTGGTTTCGGACGGACCAAGTGTTGTATATATGAATATATTAAACAATTACCAACTCTATTTATTTACATCCCACTAACTGAGTCAAGCAGTGGGGCCGTTATTTCTATGCGCGCGGGTACGCTACCTTAAATAAGGTCATCCCTATGTACATAAAGCCTACATATATATGTTCTGGAAAGAACGATAGAAAGTGTAACACATACGTGGTATCCATGTATATACAGATCTCTTCAACTTTACACTGGAACCCCATGGATCTACGGGGTGAGAAGTTTAGCGTCATTCTCGAAGACGGGGTTGAGCAGTTTACACATACTCAGGTGAAAAAGAAGACTACCAGGTCTTGGCATAAGTCTCCTTCCAATCCTCCACTCTGGACAAGTAATCTTTGTCCAGTCCTGCGCAAAATCCATTGATGCCTGCTCGCTTGGCAACCTCAATCATTTGCGCCCGTCGTTTTTCAAACACGTCCTCACCGTGATTGAACCATTCCGATAGTGCGGTATCTATATTCTTCGCTGCGGCTATGTCCTCAGTGTCGGGTGATCCCTTTGATCGCATAAAGCAATGTAACATCTTGAAACAAGATTTGTCCACAAGTGCACCAACATGACAACCAAGCTCTGGATGGTAAACTGACTTTCTCTTCAGAAATTCAAATTCCTCCACTGGTAGAAAATCTAGCAGTTCGCTTTCTTTGTCAGGCATGGTATACTTCTGTCCATATTTTGCCAAGAATTCTGAAGCTCCTTTAATGGTAAAACCATCTAAATCAGGGCTCACAGAACCTATGTTATCATCACCGTATGTCATCAAGGCCACATTGTCACGAAATTTCAAATGTGCGTGATCTGGATTGCTGTAAAAGTAACAGCGTAAATTCAGACTCCCACAAATGCCATTAATAATGACAGTTAGTGAATTACCACTAATATGTGTGCCCTCCGTCAAACCAATCAAATCGCCATTGAATGCTATGATGGAATAGACAATATCACCAACTAAAGCTTCCATGACCCGTAAGTCTTCCTCAGTGTACTCGCACAATTCTGCGCAATCAATAAGAATGCGTAGTGCTGCTATGATTAACTGAGAACACAACTTCTGGTCATAGTTGCCATAGTCTCCACCCATGAGACGATCCTCACCAAACTGAAATACGTGTTGGTGAAACTGTTCCCATTCAGGTCCATGACTATTGATACCAACAGCGCACTCACTAACGAGTGGATTCATCTGCAACACCCTAAGCAGAGGTAAATAGTATTTCCGGATAAGATATGTCAAAG